AGCGTATCCATTTGAACTACCAACGTACACTATGACCTCCTGCTTACCTTTTTCGCTGTTCTGGTCCTTGGAAAAGACCTGTTAAGATTTCTAGCGACTACCCTAAGATTGCTTTTACGATTGTCTTTAGGGTTGCCGTTCTTGTGTGCAACATCTTTTTTGTCGCCTCTTTTTACCTTGCCTGCCGCAGTCAATCTCCTGCGGGCTGTGTTTCTACTGGCACGGCGTTTCTTTTGCTCTGTAGACGAATGATAATTTCTATATTCGCTTTTATAATTTCGCCTCATCTATGAACCTTCTGCACAGGAAAAACAGCTTTTACACTTGCCCCCTTATGGGCCTTAAAGCCGCCTTTAGGATTTTTCATTAACTTGTAACCAGAGCCATGCTTCATCCAGTGAAACCCTTTTGGCGCTGTAACAGTTTTTTTCTCCATTATCTAACAGTGCCTTTTGTTTTGCCTTTAGATGCAATTCCGTC